CTACCCAAGCTATCATGCGATTCAGACAAGGTGGGTTAATACAACACCCTGAAGATTACGTTGATGAAAACGTCGAGAAAACTAAAAGGAATTATTATTAATGAAGTCAATCATTAAAAACTTTATCGCTAAAAGAGTTGCTGGTCGTTCTGACGATGGCATTATGATAACTTTAACTGATCCTAAAAAAGTAGAATTTCAAGCAGCAATGCTAGAAGATCTTTTGATGCGTAATGGCATTGATCCAAATGCTATCAAGAGTGAAGAGCAATTAAAGATGTTGTTGAATCAAATTGATGCTATGAATAAGCAATCAACAACTACATCAGGAATCAGAAACACAGAGTCAGCAAAAATATTTGATCTTGAAGGAAAAGAAATACCAAAAGGTTCTAAGATCATGGGTGGTAAAGCAGTTGACGATGATCTACCACCACCAGGTAGTAGAGGTGGTGATGATGATATTGCAGCGCCAGTGCAGTCTCAAGAAGAAACTTTAAGAAACATGACTGAGGCAGAGATAAAAAAAGAAATAGAAGCACAAAATAGATCTGCTGTTGAAAAAATTTTAAAAAGAAAAAACAGAGAAGACGTTTACGGTTTAGAAGACTATGACACAACAAACATGTCAGAGATCAAAAAAGAAATTATAAGAACAGAAACAAAATTAGGTAATCTAAATCCAAACAATCCTGGTTTTAGAGAAAGAGCAAAACCATTAATAGATAAAATAGAAGCATTAAAGAAAAAATTACGAGAAGACAAAGCAGACGGTGGACGTATTGGTTTCTTTATGGGAAGCAGACTTCCAAAAGGTCTTGCAACATTAAGAACTATGTTAAACTACATGGGTAATAAAAGTGATAAAGTTCAATACCCTTCTGAAATTTTAAAAATGGTAAATCCAAAATCGTTAAATAAAATGTTAGAAGATCCCAGACTTCAAGGAAAAGTTAATATCAAAGAAGGTATCTTAGCAAGTGACTCAGTCAAAGGTTTTCAAAGTAAGATGGGAGAAGACAGAATTCAATTAGTAAAAGATATGTTGAGTGCAGCTAAAAATATAAAAAGATCAGACGATAAAATTTTAGCATACAAAAATGAAATTAAAGAAAAATTTATGAAAGATTTAAATATGTCAGAAGCAGAAGCTGATAAAGCTGCTACATCAATGTCTCAACTTGCAATGGACATTACAAAAATGCCTAACACACCACAACTAACAGATGAAGGAATATTAGAATTAGAAAACGTGTTAAAGAACATGGAGACAGGTGGCAAAAAGAAAAGAGATTTGAACGCTGACGGTGGTCGTATTGGTCTAAAAGATGGTATGAACAGAAGAACGTTTTTAAAATTATTGGGTGGACTTGCATCAATACCGATCGTTGGTAAAATCATTAAACCATTAAAAACAGTTAAAGGTGTCAAGAACGTTCCAATTATTAAGACAGATAATGTACCCGGTAAACCAGAATGGTTCGATGCATTGGTCAATAAAGTTATTATCGAAGGTGATGATGTAACTAAAAAATTAGCAACTGTTGAAAGAGAAGTTGTACACACTAAAAAAATAAATGATACGGATGAAGTAACAGTCTACCAAGATCTTAATACTGATTCTGTTAGAGTTGAATACAACAGCCCAAATAACATGATGGAAGAAACTGTAGATCTTTCTTATAAAAGAACTCCACCTGATGAAGGAGCACCTAAAGCATCAAGTGAGTTTGAAGCTACAGAAACGGGTTTTGTTGGAAGAGCTGATGGCCCTGATGATTTCTTTATAGACGCAGAAGAAGTTGGTGGTTCAAGTATTAAATCTTTAGAGTCTGATGTTTCTGCATTAAAAGAATATGCAACAGGTCAAAAACAAACATTAAAAGAATTTGTACAATCTAAAAAAAGAAAAGACAAAGTTAAAAAATTAAATGAAGGTGACCTTGATGCTCAAAGTGAATATATTGTCAATAGACAAGGTGATTATGTAGATTACGATGACTATGCATCAGGCGGTATCGCTAGAATGTTAGGTGAGTAATGGACGAGTTAGACTCAATCATTAAACAGATCAACGAAGAGTTTGGTGAAGGCACAATCACAACTGCTAACCAAATACCAAGACCACAATCATCTTTAGACAGAGAAGCTTTCGACGATTTCAATACACGTAATCCAATGGCAGGCGGTGGTATGTTAGTGCAACCAAGTGCTGATGGATCTAGACCTGGGTATAATGGTAAAAGAGGACCTAGTTCAAAACCTATTACATTTTTTCCTAAAAATGTTCAAAAATTAATTAAAGATTATGGTGTTAAAAAATACTACAAGTTAGATAGAAGTGGAAAATCTATGGTAAGACAAGGTGTTAATGTTGGAGTTGGAAGTGGAGTTGGAAGTAGTGGGCCACCAAAATCAAAAGAAATGATTAAGTTTTTAAATTACGCAACAAAAAACAAAGATACAATTAAAGATAAAACTATAACAGAAATAATACAAGCTTCAGGAGCTAATGTAGGTAAATCCAATGCTAGAAAAAGATTAAAAGAAAATAAAATAAAAATTGGAACAGCAGATCAATCTACAGTTTTAAAAGAAGTAAAATTAAAAACCGAAAAACCCATTTTTAATGGGATAAATAATTTTGCTAAAAATTGGATAAATAAAAATCAAAAAAAATATGGTGTAACAGAATATGATAAATTTATATCTGATTTTGCTAACGCTTGGCAAAAAGAGTTAAATAAACCTTTGTACAAAAATTACGGTGGAGATAGAATTCTTAGCAATCCAGATGGAACTCCTAAAACAAATACTCTTTTTGGTAAACAAGAAACAGGTTTTACAATTAATGGTCTTAAACCACCAAATGAAAGAACTTCTGGATTATTTTACAAAAGAGTTTTTTACAAAAACAAATTAAAAAATAAAGATTTTAAAAAGAAAGTTAACAATTATTTAGATTGGGTTTTACAAGATAAAAGAGGAAAAGGTAATCTTGGTCTTGAAGGTGGTGGTAAATCAAACTATTTAAAAGCAGCTCAAAAAGTTGGTTTAGATATTGATAAAGATGTTTTATATTTTTTTGGTGAAGTTATGCAAGGAGATTTATTAACTGCGGGTGAGGGTTTTTATTCTATAGTAGACAAAGAAATAGGTGGGAACAAAGCCAGTAAATATAAAAATAAATTAAACATAAGTTATCAAAATTGGATTAATAATATTGAAGAGGTTTCAAAATTAGCAGGGGTAGATTCAAAAGTAATTATTAATAATCAATTAAAAGAAGCTAAAAAAATGACAGAACTTTTTGATTTAAAAAAATTACCTTTTGAATTTAGATATGCACAAGATCATTTGTTTGGTTTGGCAGAAGCTAAAGCTTTAGGAGACCCTAAAATTGCAAAACAAACATTAAAAAATTTAGTTGCTTTAACTAAACAACAAAACTATATTTTAGGAACCAAAGGTTTTTCAGCAAAAAGAACAGCTTTAATAAAAAAATTTAAAAACGCATCATTAGAAAACAAGGCAAATATTGTAAATCAATTAAATACTTTAGCAGAGGAATATGTTCCAGGACGATTACAATATAACGTTAAAAAAGATGGTTCACTTAAAATAACAAACTTACGACCTGAAACTACTTTTAGAGAAAGAGCTATTTCATATAGAAATTTAGCTAAAAATTTTCCCGTAGCTGTAAAAAAACAATTTGCATTACTAGGTGGTGGTAAATGTAAAACTACAGGTTTTTTAAACCAGGGTGGTAGAGTTGGTTTGCAAGATGGAACTCCTAGTATTGATTTTTGTTTTAAAAATGCGTTAGAAAGAATTAGAAAAGGTGGTGTAGATTTTACTAAAGCAGAGGCCATGAACTTTGATAAGTTAACAAAAGGTCTAAGAGCCGTAGGTGCAAGTAACATAATGAAATTTGGTATTCTACCTGAAGTGTTATTTGAAGGAGCATTGATAGCTGACAAAATGGCTAGTGAAGGAGATTCTTTTATGCAAGGATTAAGAACCTCATACGTTTCAATACCGTTTCAAGCAATGGGTATGATGAAAACTTATGAAGAAGGTAGAAAAGATGAAATACTTGCAGCAGCGCCAGAATCACAAAGAGGAAAAGTTTTAGATGTAATGAGCATGCAGGATACATTAAAAAAAAGAAATGAACTAGCAGCACAAAGTCAAAATTTAAAAAATCAAATAGAAGACACTGATAGAATAAGTGATGGTGATTTTGGTTATGTTGGTGACTCACAGGACTTACAAAAAAGACTTTCTGAGACAAGAGCCGATTTACAAGATTTATATAGAGGTGATGCAGGTAGGGCTGAAAGAATGTTAACGTCAAGTCCATTAGATTTAAATATCAAAGATGAATTAACTATGAACGCATACAAGTCTGCTGTTGAAAAAGCAGATGCAGACAGAGCTAGCAATATATTGTTTGCACCGGGAGCTGGTTTAGGTATTGATACACAAATAAAAAAAAGAATGGATGAATTACCTATAACTCCAGAATATGCAAAAGAACAATTACAAGCAACCGGTGATTATTATGGTAAAGGCTATACACCTTATGGTTTAAATAAACTTTTTACATTGTTTGGTAGACAAAATCCTAAATTTGGATTTGATGAGGAAGGTAAATATAGTGAAGAAAAAGGTCTTAATGATTATATGAATTATTTAAGAACACTTAACTTTGCTGAAAATTTTAGAGATGAAAAAGCAGGCGGTGGTATTGCTAAAATGGCTGGTGTAGATCAAGGCCCACCACCAGAATCAGGACCAAACTCACAAGGGTTGCAAGGTCTATTAAATCGTGTTAAGAAAGGATAGGAGTAACAAATGGCAGAAATAGACAAAGGACTCCCTAACACTCGTACAAAACTTGACATCCCTTCAGAAGAAGAGATGGCAGAAGAAGTTAGTGTTCAGGAGGAAGAAGCAGAACAAAAAGGACCAGTTGAAGTAGTACCAGAAGAAGACGGTGGTGCAACGATCGACTTTGAACCGGGAGCTATAAACATACCGGGCACAGAAAATCATTTCGATAACTTAGCAGATATTTTACCAGAAGAAAATTTAGAACCAATTGGAAACGAGATGGTCCAAAACTATATGGACTACAAATCGTCTAGAAAAGATTGGGAGAACGCATACACAACTGGTTTAGATTTATTAGGATTTAAATACGA